ATATAATTATTACTCAAGATTATAATCTCATAAACAAGATTATGGAATCTAGTTATTTGGATACTACGCAGCAATTTGAAGAAAGTAAAGCTATACTATTAAGCACTAGGCAAAATAAATATGTTTATGGCTTTGAACATTCTTTATGTTTTAATAATTCTGATTCTAAGATAGTATTAAAAATTCTAGATACTGATAATGATTTTGAGAACAAGTTCTTTAATGAAAGTTTTTTCGAAATGTTGATGAATGAACAAGTTTCTAATTTTTTGAAAAACAAAGAAAATATAAGTGAATTTGGAAATTATTTTAATAAAGCATTAAATTCTCAAATAAGAATTTTTCTTGCATATGGAATAGGTAATGAATTATCAAACTGGTCAAATCCCATAGCTTGCACTCTATTTGGAGCTAACATAGAACTAGCCAATAATGGACTCAGAACTTACACTTATGAATTTAGGCCCGAAGTAAATTATTTTTTTAGCTACCAATCAATAGATGCCGATCAGCACAACATAACAGAAAATTTATCACTATCTTTTGGTGGTGGACTCATTAGAACAAAAGTTGAAAATTTTGTAGGTAAAAATAAATTCAAAAAAGTAACAAAAAATATATCTGATTTATTAACTAAATTTGTATCTAAAATAACTAATACTCCTGAAACTAATGTCATCACCCTGCTCCCAGATTTAGATAAAAATTTAAGTGAAATTGATATTACTGTTAGTTCTTTAAACACAGAACAGCAAAATTATTTAATACAAAAAAAATTAGATTTTAAGCAACAAGCTGCATTAGCTTGGGATGACATGTTTATATGGGATAGCCAGGACACGGTTGCTGAAAATATAAAAGTTGATTGGAAAAATGAAATTGAAGTTATTTTATTTTATAGAAAATATTTTAAAAATATACAAGTATTAAAACCTAACGCAGTTAATTGCGTTAAAATTTTTGCTACAAATAAAATATCAAAATCACCATTAAAGGAAGAATTATTATCAGAATTAAATTCTAGGTTAGTAGAGGAGAGAAAGAAAGCTCAGGAAAGTTTGGAAAAAGATCAAGAGGCAGAATCAATTTTAAATCAAAAAATTCAAACTCTGCAAGACCAAAGAGCGCAAATTGCTAATAATCTAAAATATACACCAGACACAAATAGAGCTAGGCGAGATAAATTACTAGCCGATGCGAGAGAAGTAGATAATCGTTTAAAAGAAACCAAGCTTAAATTGAATGAAGCTAGGGCAGGTAATAGAAAAGTTAAAGGGTTATCTGACAGTAAGATTGAATCAATTGAAAATTCTATCTTGGATGTGGAGACTGAGAATGGGGCTGGGTTACTTTTTACATTAGTGTCCGAGCCAGATCCGAATCAATCTAAGGATAGCCAGAAGCCAGAACTCCCTGACTGGTATAAGACTTTACAGAACGTATTTCTTGGGGTAGCTTCATTGTATGAAAAAGGTGATAGTGCTGTAAGTCCACACATCTCTTATGAATCTGATTCTAAATTCTTAAAGCTTTTTCACCAATATGGTATGATATCTGACCCAACAATACCTTGTGTAATTGTTGGAGATAGGCAAATGGTCCTAGATTATATTTATAAAAATCAAGTTACTCTATCAGAAATACCAAATATCGTATCTAAATTTAAATTAAATAAAGATGATAAATTATATGATATTCTTACTAAAAAAGATTACGCTATATCTCTTAGAGATATGATAAGGAAGAAAAAGAACTCATCTTCTTTTGGTGAAAAAATAATGTTAGATGAGTTATTTTTAGATAAAGAAACCAGAGAGCTTTCAGAGAAATATACGGAGTCGGAAGATATCCCAGTCTTTTTAAATAATTTAAAAAATTCTAATGTTTTAAGCTATTCAGTAAAAAATACAGAAAATTATGTGGTTGCTACTCGCATGGGAGTTCGTGAAAATAGATTTAAAACATTACTAGCTCAATTATCTAAAGACAAATTAAGTGAAGTTCTTAAAATAGGCGGAATTACTGAGGAAGGAAAATTAACTCCTGTTGACATAGCTAACATACTTTTTTCCGAAAGTGTTAAAAAGATAACACAGCTGGGTTTTAATGAGAATGAAAAATTGTCTGCAAATGTTGTTTCCTTATATAATTTATCTTTACAGCTAGACAAAGATACTGATTTAATGGAACAAGCTATGGATGATTTTTATGTTTCAGTAGATGGTAAGTATGAAGATCGTAAAAAAAGTTATAATACTAACTATGAAAAATTAAATGAAAAAGATAGACAAATACTTGATATTTTAATTAGTATAAAAAATCAAAGAAAATCAGATCCTTACATATTTTCTAACTCTCAAGAAAATGTCACATTAATAAATGCTTTGCTTCAGGCTCAGATAACTGAAAAATACCCATTAATTCCACCAGAAAGTGTATTACCACTCGCAGAGACTATAGTTCTAATGAATGCTGCTAACGTGGCTAGTAATAATTCACAAGTGGAGATATTACCCGCAGCTTATTTACCAAACAAAAATTATATTTTAGGTAAGATTACAGAATATGCAATGAAATATTTTATTGAAATTTCAATAAAAACATTACCTTTCTTTTATTTATCTAATTATCGTGTAATTTCTCAGCCCGCACTTTTCTACTCCAAAAAAATTAATACATCTAACTATGGTAATTTTGATACTTTTGATTTCTTTAGTGGAGATTACAGAATTCTAGGATTTAGACATGTTATAACTACCAGAGAATGCTACTCTGAATTTTTACTAAACAAGAATAATGCGCTCGGGGGAGAGTTGAAAAGTATATAATTAATTATGAAAATTTACACAGCAATAGTAAAAGATAAACAAGATACAAGCCAGAAGGGAGTATTTTCTTGTGATATTCTAGGGCAGGATCATTTAACTGATATTCCAGTTACATATGTCTCACCATTTTACGATGTGCATAACGGAGGCATATTTGCGGTCCCAGCCTACATGTCAGAAATTTTAGTATATTATGATGAAACCCTAAGAGAGTTTTTCTACTTAGGAACTATTGTTTCCAATCCACAATCAGCACCTGGGATTCATGATAAGAATAAAAACCAGATAGTGAACTCTAAAAATGTTTACACTCCAGATGGCATACCTAAAGCTTCAACTTTTACTAATTCAAATGGCGCAGGGCTTAAAATCTCTGACTACTCCACTGATGAAACAGAGCAGTTACTATCAAAAGTCCAACTAAAAAGCACTCAAGGACACAGGTTAAAATTAAGTGACAATCCAAATATGGATGCCATCTTCTTAAAAAATAAAGATGGAGATGGAATAACGATATCTGCTAATAGAAACCTGGGGGAGCTATCTGATAATAGTATTAGCATCTTTGCTAAGAATTCTGTTAGAACTTTTTCTGAGAGTGGGGACATATCCTTGATGACTGCTGGCAGGGATATAACAATAGAAAATATTGGGTCTGGCAAAAAAGGTAGCCCAGTCAATCCAGCGGGTAATATAAATATTAAAACTCTGTGGAAAGATATTAATATTTTTTCTAACGGTATAACTAACCCTTGGAGTGGCCCAGCAGGAAGAGTTTTAATTTCGACCGCAGAAGGCTTAATCCAAATAAAATCTGGAGGCCCAATAACGATATATTCCTTCACTAACGATATCAACGTCGTGGCTCAGACGGGAAATATAAATTTAAAAGCTCAAGGTGAAATTAACTTAGACGCTGGCATCGGAATAAATATGAGAACTGGAACCGGAGCTAGCGTTCAACTGGCGAACGGGCAGGCAACTGTGGCAGGAGTCGCTGGAACAAATATCGGAGTAATAGGAACTCCATTAAATTTGAATTCCCCTATAACCCCTCAGCCAGTAGACCTAACTACAGTAGGAATTCCAGTTGTAGGAAAAGAGTTGAACTAATATGGCACCATTTGACGTAAAAGCAGGACTATCAGTAGCAGGGCAGGGTGGAGGAGTCGTTGGCGCAGTCGGAGCGGCATATGGCGTTCCATCTTGCTTGATTGGCTTGGCAAAAGATGTATTAAACGCTTTGCCAACAAACGTCTTGTTCGGGATGAAGGATAACATGGAAAATGGTGTGAGCCTTGCGGATGATGTCATTAAATCAATCGCAGCTAGGCTAAGAAACATATTCGGAATCATTGAATGGGATTCAGAAGAAGGTGGTTTTACTTTTATATCCTCAGCCTCTAAAAACGGATACGATAATAATTCGTTGGGATTCCTTGGGGAGCTAGGAGCCTTCATCGAAGGTGCTGCTGCATTAGGGGGTGCCCTGTATGCAAATTATAACTTAGCTGTAAACCAAATAAATGCTATTCAGGATTGCTTGCGGTCTTTCAGAGATTATTTAAAATTAAGTGGTGGCAATCCCTCTGATTACTTGGACCCAACTGCTTTCGAAGACTACATAAACAGCCAGTATGCATTAGAGAAAGAGAGATACCAAGACGCAGAGGTGTTCATAGATGCTGTTACGGCACAGCTTGAGGCCATAGATGACATTATTACTGCTAGACTCCAAGACCCCTCATTAGAGCCTGTATTTAATTGTGAAGCCTTACCCTACTTGTCTGGGACTACGTATGAAACAAATTGTATAAAGCCAGACCCAACTGCGAAAGAAATATTCAGACTGGTATACGGACCACCTAGATCAACCTTCGGCCAATTCGTTCTGTCCAATGACGGTATCTATTTCGACTCTCAGTCCAGTGGCATATCCCCAGCCCTGGTCTACCTTGATAACAAGCAAGCAAATCTCAACCGAGGAGACAAGTGGAAGTTCACTCAGGATCCAAGCCTTGGTGGTAGAGGAGATTCATTCTCAACCAAGGATCTGCAATACTACGTCAACACTATTCTTGATCCTTCCATCATTGATGACTCCTTCCTCATAGTGCCTTTCTATGAGAAGGACGGATTTTTGCAGGAGTTAATAAACAACAAGAGCAAGAGAATTTATGATATGTCGGCTCAAATAAATGAGCTAGAGCAGGACTCAGCCCCAGAGTCTGTAATCTTCAATCATAGACAATCTCTTATCTCCGAGAACGCATTGCTGCAAGAGAAGATCAACAAGAGAAAGAAGCAGATTGAATTAGCAGTTAAACTTCCTCAGGCTTACGCGACTAGAGCTTTGGAGGGTAAGTATGGGTTCGCACCTGGGGAGATTCCGGTCAATGATTTCTCTTATCTGGCTGGTGCAAACTTGTCACTTGATATCCAAAAGCAAAAAGCTTTGTCCTTCTCACAAGTTGAAATTGATGGGCTAGTATCACCCCTACAGTTAAGCACTACGTATGTAGTTTCTAAGGGCAATACAAGAAACTCGTCTGTTGAGCACTTGATAATATCAGAACTGGGTGATGGAGCGATCATCTACGATGGAAGCTCAGTGTCATCAACAAACTCTGTGATATTGCCAGCAGAGAGTTTCATAACAACTGATTCGATAATTGCGATGTATAACTTCCTTGAGACTAATATCGAGGATCCATCATCGACAGCGTTCACAGTTAGAAATGCCGTGTCTAAGACAGATGAGAAGTATGCCCAGTTAGTTGGAACTTCTCAAGATGAAATCTTTAAGACTGGATTGGGCATCCCACTGTTGAAGGGAATTACTAAGCACTCAACAACTACCCCAACCGAGGTTAGTGGGCTTGGAAGCTACGTTAAGCTGCCAAACATAAAGGAATTCAACGATCTCTTGTATAGCCGAAATGGGGCTACAGTAGACTTCTGGATTCACATGCCCAATCTAAATTGTGTCAGCGGCGGATACAATGATGGACCAGTATCGAGCTTGTTCAGGCTGGTGCTGGCTAATGAAAACACTGGCTACGAAGGCACTGGATCAAACGGCACTGAGGCTTACACTAATAATTTTGGATCTCAGGCTGTCCGTGGATTTGTAATGGGATTCTCAAGAGATGTTAGACTGACCTCAGAGCAAGCCCCTTCAATCGCCAGTAACCCAGTAGAAGACTCGGTGTTCTTCCTAGCCCCAACTCAATCCTTGAGTGTATCAAGCATAGGCTTCGTCAATAGATCTTCTTATGACGGGGATACGTGCGCGAGCGGGTTTAGATATCACTCAATGGTTCAGAAAGTTAATGAAGGATCTAATGGGTTGTATCTGTCATCCTGTGAAAACAAGTTCTGCCACGTTGCCGTAACCTTTGATAGATCAGAAGATTTAATTAAGTTCTATCTGGACGGCAGGGCTATAACAACGTCAAGCATGTCCCATGTATTTGGCATTCCAAAGTATACAATGCCAAACCTGCCAACATTCAAGAAGGCTAACAGCTTTAAGTATGTCACCAGTGCGCTGAACTCCACTGCGCCTGCGTCACTTAAGGCTGGGCCATCACTAGACAGATACTTTACTCCGTGGATTGTCGGCGGAGGATATACCGATGGAATGTATCAGTATGGTAACTTCATGGGTGGATCTTATGGAGGCATCAAGAGCGGTTTGAATGGATACCTAGGAAGCTTAAAATTCTATTCCAAGGCTCTGACTGATAAAGATGTTTTTGAAAACTACAGAGCCCAGAAAGGCTTCTTTGAAAACATTGACACAGCACCCTTAGTAGTTACTCCGTGTGTGGACTGAGGTGACCTATGGCTATAAATCAAAACATTGAGGTTTACGGTAGGGAAAATTCAAAGGCTGCAACCTACAGTTCAAAAGCTAAGGGGACTAAATCTTATGGATTTAAGTTTCCATTTGGTAGCCTTCAAGAAGGCACATTCCTAAAGACATCCTCGGACCTGGAGTTAATAAAATCTAATCTTAGGCAGCTTCTAATGACTACTCAGGGTGAGCGAGTGATGCTCCCTGGCTTTGGAACTAACTTAAGAAATTACTTAATGGAGCCTCTCGATCAGGCTCTTTTGAGCCAAATAAGGAGAGACTTATTGGAAGCTATATATAAGTATGCTCCAGGTGTCAGCGTATTAAAATTACTGGTCACTCCAATAGATACGCCAACATTAAACGGGGGTCATGCTATAAGTATACAATTATTCTGTGCCTTGAAAGAGGATGAGAATTTAGGTTTTGAAATGAAGGTGGAAATAAGATAATGGCTTTTAATGGAACCGTTCAATCAGATTTCTTAAAATTAGTAAGAGTCGCTGACGTTGATAAAACTAATTTAATAAATTATGCCGCAACAGACTTTTTATCTCTTAGACAATCATTAATTGACTACATTAAAGCCGTTTACCCACTAGAATATAATTATTTTTCTGAGTCCGATCTTGGGATGGTCTTGATTGAATTGGTGGCTTATATGGGTCACGTAATGTCGTATAAGGCTGATTATCTAGCCAATGAAAATTATCTAAGAACGGCCAGATCGAGAGAGAGCGTTAAGAGGCTGCTGGAATTAATAGGTATCAGAATGAAGGGCCCAATCGCGGCTGCGTCTGATGCAAAAATTACAATACAAGGAACCCCACCTTCATGGGGCTCAACATCTTATCTTAATATAAGCCCTCAAAATAGAGTTGTCTCTGTTGCATCCCCAGAAGATGGATTGCCAATAACTTATACCTTATACAAAGTCGCTGCTGATGGCGACATAGATTTAAGCAATCAGAATGGCAACATTACCATTAGCAACGATGAAAAATCTAGTAACTCTGTAGCGTCAAGCTTAGTGCTACTTGAGGGTGCGCTTGTAGTGGAGAGTGGGCAGTTTGTAGACACCGAGGCTTTGAAGTCTGTAGTCCTCCAAAAGAGCCCTGTAATAGAAGGTAGCGTCCAAGCATTCGTGGCAGGGCAAAACTCGACTAGCGGGCAATACCGTCAAGTAGATAACTTATTCTTCGCCTCAGGCGAGGGAGATAAAGTTTTCCAACTACTATCAACCGAGGATTACGGTGGCACTGTTGTATTCGGGGATAACACGATAGGTAAGGTGCCAGCCATAGGAGACACCTACACTGTGATCTACCGAGTTGGCGGAGGAACAAGAGGCAACATCGCTAATAGCGTATTGAATGCAACGGTCCAGGGTCAGTTCTATTCGACTCCAGCGTCACAGCCCCAGACATACAGCTTGGTGGTAGAAAACACATCCAAGGGCACTGGGGGGGCCGATGCGGAGACAATAGAGCATGCCAAGAGATATGGCCCACTGATGTTCAGAGCGCAGGATCGCCTAGTGACGTTAACTGACTTCAAAGCGTTTGTTAACTCCTACATAAGTTCTTATGGATCAGTAGGGAAGGCTACCGCAGTCACAAGAAGAGCATACTCCTCGGCTAATATAATTGATATCTACGTTTTGGAGAAATCAAATAATATTCAGCTAAGGAAGGCTACCCCAGAATACAAGCGGCAGATTGCTGCTGCTATTCAAGAGAAGAAGATGCTTACCGACGAGGTAGTTATTGTTGACGGATTAATACGAACTCTTGATTTAATTATAACTTTACGAGTTGATAATAAGTATCAAGCAATAGAAAGCGTAATTAAGAACAAAGCATCAAATAAAATTTTAGAACATTTTAATGTTGATAACAATGATTTTGGAAAAGAATTTAACCCCCAGGAACTTCTATACAAAATATTCGAAGTTGATGAAGTTAGATTCGCAACAATTGACAATGCTTCCGAGTCAATAAAAGTTGGATTTAATGAGATAGTCCAACTAAATAATTATACAATTAACGTAGCTTATGTTTAATAAAGCTAGACTTAGAGTTTCTCAACGATACCATAAAGCCAGCTATGATCAGGCAGTTAAGTTCACCGTTCCGTCTTTATATTTTGAAGAAGACAACTCTAAGAACATAAAAGAAATAGACATCTTTGATCAAATAATAAATTCACAATTAAATTTAATAGGAAATGTAAGTTCCATAGTTTATGTTAGCGCAGTTCCCGGCACAGCATTTAGTGGTATAAACACGCCTGAAGGAATATCCCAATTTTTTGTTAAGCAAAATAATTTAACAGATATTGACATCAATGATTTCGAAAGAAGAATCTTAATCCCACTAGACAAGTCGATCAGGTCGTTCGACTCCAGTGCAGAGTTCTCTGATTTTATAAATTATACTTTGCTGCCTGGGACAAAGGTAAATCAACCTACCCTAGACTTCCTAGAGGGTGGGGTAGTAAGTGCAAATCACGTATACTTAATAAATAATCTTTCTTGGTTGTATTTCTTAAATTTAAGCAGCACTTCAATAACTTACAATCCATCTTCAATCATTCACGATATAATTATTGACAAAATATTTAAAGATGGATCTGTAGGCATAAATGATGGCATGCGAGCTTTGACCACTTATATTTGGAAAAACTACGAATCAAACACTACCTTTAGAAGTCTAGGATTATTGCCGACAGATTTTAGACCACCATCCTACACTCAGAACGACGCCTATACCAGTGGAGTTCAGCAGCTAGACAAACTTTTAACATTAGTTGACATATTGTATTCCCCGCTATTTATCGACCAAACAGATACCAGAGTAAAGGATGCAATACAAGATTACTTAACAAATCAAACCACTCTAACTACCAAAATAAACACTGGCCCATTTATAAAATTAATAAAAGCCTTCTCCTTTGCTTTTGCAGATTACAATAACAGCATAGATCAGATTGAAGTCTTGAATGCTTTGGACCTGTGCCCAGATGAGCTACTGCCAGAGCTAGCCAGGATCATAGGGTGGAGATTATTTGGGTCTGAGCCTGATAGATGGAGATTGCAGCTTGCTAACGCTGTGGACGTTTATAGGAAGGTAGGAACTAAAAAATCCATCCAGTTCGCTGTAGACTCGGTTCTAGGCCAGGATGTGTTCGACGTAAGCTCAAACATAAGCGAGCTTTGGGAATCCTACGTTCCAAATTTAATTTACTATGCCCTGGCAACTGAATCAAGCCTACTAGAAAACTTTGATACCTGGACACAGGATATAGCTAATAATTTTAACATAGGGGCCTACAGCATAAGCAGCATGGATGATAACATTCGTCTGTGTGTAGATCAAATAATTTATGAGCTTTGCCTAGAGTATAGGTCTAAATTCCTTCTAAATGGTAAAGGATTCCCCATAGGTTCTGTAAACTTTGTATTTAATTACAGAGGTAGAACCATAGCAATACCTCCATTTGAAGAGTATCCTTACTACTTAAATGTTCAGGTTACCTATGACATGGTTGACTCCTTGGTAGACAAGCTTGTATGCTTCGGGGTCAGAGAGGAATTTGCTATCCAGGTCGGGGAATACATAAAGGATAACATCCTTAGAAATACAGATGAGCTAGCCATAAGGAATGGTTGGTTATTCTTTACATCCGGTGCTCAATACGCTCCAAACTGGAATTCTGTAATAAAAGATATTACAAATACTAGATCGGAATACCTCGGGCTATGGAACGGAAAATCGTCCCACTTTAAGCTTTTATTAGAAGCCTCTGGGTTTGATTTTAATAAGACCTCTCTTGAAGCAGAGTCCAGTGAAACGGTTAAGATAGTAGCTCAGGTAGCCAAAGAATTCTCGCCCGCGCATGCCATCCCAGACGTTATGTTATTAGTTAACGAGCAAGATCAATACGCTAATAACCATGGAATAGCAAACTTTGTCAAAGCTAATAAAGTAGAGCAGGCTGCACTACTCACAGCTAGCTCTAACGGACTGGCTATGTTTGGGAGCACGGCATTAGCTATGTCAACCTATAAGAGAGGATTGACTGCGACATCGGTTCCGACATTCTCAAGAGGTGATACGGACTCCCTAACTGACTCCCTCGTCACCCCAGGTGGGACCACAGCCAATCTCCCTAGGCGGGCTCATAGAAGAAGAAATTTAAAAAATATTATCCCTAAGGATGGGTTCTATGACCGGACAGGATTTAATATGCCAGTTTCATTGCAGGACTACTCCATCAACGACGATACGTTCCTGCCGCTAGGTTTTGTCCCGTCTTCCCTACAATATGTTCCAATAACTGATTACAATAATATTCCAGCTATATATAACATATGTGAAAACTTGAATTCTTCCAGCGTGTATAATGGAGTTGCGGTGAGCAATACTTATCCAGTTAGAGGTTGGGCACCACTTACAGACTTTGATTAATTATGGAATTTAATGTAATAGGAATAGATGATATAACCACTAGCCCGACCGATAGGTTTACGTGTGCTACTAATGATGGGACTAATATTTACGCTGGATCAGATAGCACTAGTGGGACCGGGCACGTTTGGAAGTATTCTACTTCGACTAGGCAGTGGAGTAGAATTACAGATAATTTAAATACCTTAGGGTTTACATCACTCTCTGATATAAAATCAATATCGTCAATTAAATATAAAAATTCTAAACTGTATGTAGGAACTGGCGGAAATTATCTTATTTGGCAAACTGGGCAAGTTTGGGTTAATGAGGGCACAGTAGATGGTTGGAAGCAGTTGACGATACCGCCGATACTGACAGCGAACGCCAACACAACTTTACGTTCAATATTTTTTTTAAATAACGATCTTTACACTGCTGGGACTCGCTATGGTGTGTGGAAATACTCTAATAATTCTTGGAGTGTAGCGATAGATACCTTTGATGCTCTTGCGCTGAAAGCTTATTGGACTGATTTTACCACAGATGGAAATACCATATATGGAGCAGCGTCCATTAATGATAGCGTATCGGCTAGCGTCTTACAATACAATGGAACTACGTGGTCTAAAATCTCACCGGATGCTTTTGGTGATAGATATAACGCAGCAGTAAGTAAAGTTTGCTGGCACAATAATAAACTTTACGCCGCTACTCACAACGACAAGTCTGGATCAGAAGTTTGGGAATATAATGGGGCATCATGGACACAAATAAATACTAATGGATTCGGATTCTCAGGAAATTATAACACTGTCTCATTAGAAAGTATTGATAATTATTTAGTGGCCTCTGTCGAAGGAGTAAGCGGAGGATCTATTTGGAAGTATTCGGGATCTTGGACTCAGGAACAGATAAATACAGACGTTATTTACGCTTCTTATATTATTCAAAGAGTCGGTGGTGTAAATTACTTAGTCGGAACCGTAAGAAAAAATTTAATAGTTACAACCAATAGAGCCCCTTGGGTTACTCCAACAGATAGGAGTGATGCATCTGCTAATTATTGGCCTGATGGATCTATAGCATGCTTCCCCATAGGAGATGAAAAATATAGATTTATTGCAGCTAATTCTCTTTGGACTTTAGTTACGGATGGCCCTCTTGACGCGCCGCTGGAAAGCGTTGTATCCCCTATTGAGTATAGTAAATATTTACAAATTTATGGGGTCGCGGGTAAGAATGGTTTTACTAAGGGAACTAATATTAAAAATAAGAAGCTTGATTTTTCTGGCTTCAACCCGTCCGACGAAACAGCCCCAGTGTATTTACCAAATGTTAGATATTGCGCTGCTGGGCTTGTCTATAAAATACCTGATACCAGCACATTAATTATATGGGCGCACGGGGAAGAAGGTTACTGGGACACAACGTCAGTTTCCGCTGAATTTGCTGGACCTTACCTTAATTGCTTTGTTCGGCAGTTAGTTTCTTTTGATAATGGACTTAATATTGATGACTGTGGAACTGTCTTACATTCAACTTTTAAAGGAAGGCCAAATGCGACAGGAACCCCAGAAGTTGATGTCTTATTCAATCCTATGGCGTTAGGTGGATACGTAATTAAAGACGGCTATTTCTATTTTTATTATAATAACGATAGCTATGCGGCAACATTACCATTTACCTCAAATTCCAGAATGTCGATAATGAGGGCTCCTTACTCTGAGGTAATAGACTCCGCATTAAATAAAACTACTTGCAACTGGTATAAATATTTTGATAATTCATTCAGCCAATCTTCATTAACTGGGTCGGCAGCAGACATTCTCCCTTACATCCATGCACCTGGGTGGATGCATGCAATGTATTCCCCAACATTACAGAAGACGGTGGCATTTGTCACCAGCTATCAAAATACTAGAGATTTTAATTTAATTTACGACACGCCTTTCGATTTCGTTAACACAGAGACAGATGATGAGTGTTATGCTATGTTCTCTGACGATGGCTTTAGTTGGAGCTTCCCAGAAAAGGTTTCAGCATTTGTAGGGACATCATCTGTTTACTCTCTACCATTATCAGTTGAGAGTTATAAGGGAGAACTTTCTGACGAATTTAAAGTTATCTCAATGCCTGTTTATTGGTCATCCCCAACTAATATTGCTTACTTCCATAATGCAACAGTTCAGCCTGTAAGAGACGTTGAAAGATCGTTCTCAATATCAAAGTATACTCAGCCTTACAAAATACCTAAGGCAATGGACAGAGGTCAGTTGCATCCATTCGTAGCAACCATCCATCATATTGGGGAATCCGCTAAACTACTGGAGGCATCGGCTTATTATCATTACAATCCATCAGGCTATGACCAGGACAGCAAGTGGAAGAATGTTCTTCAGAGCTATGCTAATAGCTCTACTGAGCTAAGTGGAGACTTCCCTAACTCATTTGATGACTATATTAACTTTAGATTGGGTAGAGAGTTTCACAAGTTCTACGATGCTTACAATCACGAATTTAGCTCTCACAGAACATCTCCGATTGTCACCAAGCAGGATGGTCCTGTGATACTGGCTCACGCTCTAGGATCATTACTTTATAATTCAGATTTAAGCAAGCGTGGGTCATTAACAACAGCATATCCCAACCTCATAACAACGAAGCTATCTAATACTGTAGAGTTTAGAAATGGGGGAGGTGTGTTCTCTAGTGGTGGGACAGCATCTGGAACTTACACCACTAGCTCTATTTTGAATGTTGGACGCAGACAGAGTGAATACCGGAACTCTGGCATTTTGGATCATGTGGAGCTTTGCCAAGTATCTGGAACTAGCAGGAATAACAATTTTGTTGTCTTGGACATTGATCCGTCGTTCAAATCTTCAACAAGAAGAAACTCTCTGCTTGACGATAATATTTTAATTAAGCAGTCTGCATTCGATGGCTTTGGAAGAATTATATTTGATATTAGCAAGTATACGCTAGATTCAAATCTTTATGATGTGACAAGAAATTTCCTAAGCCCAAATCATGAATTTAACTTTAAATTCAGATCAGTCATAAGTAATTCTGAAGGGCTGTCATTTGGCGGCGGAACAGTTGGCGTGTGGATCCATACCAAGCCAGAGATGAATAAGGTTTGGTCATTCACCAAGGATGGCGTGTGGGTTCAGCACTCTGCATCGAGCATAACCATCCCAGAGGTGCTGCTAAGGAGCCACTTAGTAAATCTCCCACGAAGAGACAGAGAATCGAAACAATTTAAATGTATTAAATTCTTAGATCGAAATAATCCTAACAAAAAGAATGATGTCATAGCCTCTATCTCCGAGGAAGATTTTACGGACATCTCTATTAACTTCCATACCAGAAATCATGCATGTGTAGGGACTGAGGTAACTCAAGTTCCTCAGGATTATTTTGAAAATATTTCAAACCATGTTCATCGTTTGAATCAAAACTATGTCATAGAGATATTCACCCTGCCAACCCAGGATGATAAATTTACAGTGTATTACGATTTCTCTATGATGGATCTCACCTTAAATAAGTGGTCTAAGCCATTAATCACTGGGATTCCAAACGGGTCAACCATGGGAGAAACTTATTGTCAAGAATTTAGAGTTGACCTAGATAAGCAACAGATACTAAATATAGTTAAGTATTTCAATCAAATAAGAGGAGAATACTCAACTAATAAGATTAACAATTACACCGGATACGCAAGCAGGGTAGTCGCGGCCACCTCGGGGATATACGAAACCAGTGGCGGAAGTAGAATAAACTACACTGAAGATTCACTCCCAAGCCTGAGTGAGGAAAATGGTTTTCAATTAAATCAAAGATTAACTATAATAAACTAACATGTTTTTAGATCAGCTAGGAGAACATATTGCAGACGTAATGACTCTTAATAGGAGCCTAGCATCTATACCATCTGCATCAGCCATTTTAGATACGTCAAATTATACTTTCCAAGCTATAACCTATGGAAAAGATGCGAATGGGTTTAAGTATCACGCGCATGAGATAATTTCTCCGTCTGGTGATGGTATAATTAAAGTTGTATCTTACGATTCTACGTCTTTCTCTGGATACACTCCTAGGGCCACGGCAAGCGCATTATCTTTCTATTACAAGCAGTATCCAGAATCTTTCTCCCCGCTGCAAACAAGACTAGAGTCAAAATCAACTTTACCTAATTATGTTTGTGGCGTGCCAGACGTAGGTCACTATTTAAATCCTACCATAAACCCAACTTTATCTTCCTTCGCGCATCTTATTGGGGGAGTCCCTGCGGCGAGCGGCAGCAAGTATAAAATATTTAATACTTCTGGAGGTGTCATAACTTCAGGAACCCTAGCTCAGAGTGTTTATAATTTAAGTGGAATTATGGATTCTTCAGGATTCCTAACTTTCCTACAGGCGGGTCTTGCTATTCAACAAGTAGCGTATACATTGTCTGAATCAAATTTAGATTTATTTGGATATGGTGTAATAAGGTCTGCGGAAGCTGGGTTCCCCTCTGAGGTTAGTCTAAAATGGTTTATACCCCCTGGGGAATGTGGAGCTTTTAATTTGTTTGGTGGAATATTCCATCTAGGACTATGGTGTCTAGACATTAAAGAAATGTTAAGAGCAGGATATTATCCACCTTATTCATTTAATCCTCTAAATAATATAAGAAAATACCGATTAGTTGCTAAGAAAACTTTTAATAGGGATCTTATAACTTATTCAGGTAATAGTGCATTTAAAGAATTATTTCAGGATATAACCGGATTTGATGATCCTAAATGCATAGTTGTTGGCTGGGCAATAAGGTTTGTATAATATGCAATTAAGTTTAATAGAAGATTTGGATATTAGAGGTCATCTTACGATATCGAAAGTATATCCTAATGATGTAGAGGAAGTCGTTTTTGATGATCATAATATAATTGTATCTGGTATGGGTGTAGCCCTAGCTCACCTGTTTGCATTATCAGGTTCAGATTCTATTCTAGATTATCAGATTGATAGATTCCAGGTTGGTGTAAGTGGCGGCACAGCCCTTGAGGTAAGCTCCACTAACCAACTGAGCGGGGCATTATCTTCCTTCATTGAATATGGAGTCGATGGAGACATCCTCCAAGCATCAGCATACCAAATAATTAACAACTCCATAGTGTCGATAGGCAGATATTATGGATTAATTCCTCAGCAAAATATAACTAGAATAGACGCTAATACAGTTAGATATACGATTGTATTAGATGAAAATTCTTGTAACAATATTTCAAGAGGTGGACAAAATAAGCCCTTGAACGAAGTTGGATTGTTTGTAAAGAATATTAAAAATAACGTAATCGACGCCCCAATCCTAGTCGCTTACAGACATTTTGATAGCATCCAAAAAACATCAGACTTCTCGTTAGTATTCAGATGGTCAATTAATTTCTAACATGTTTTTACCAACAGACATTTACACTACTAGTGGTTCCTTAAAGCTATACCATTGTTGGACAGACAAGGTAACAAAGTTTGATTCTAGCTCCTTCTACAACTGGGAGCAAGACAATCTTCCGGTGCATGACCTAGATGAGAGAACCTTCTACCTATGGGAGCAGCTAGGATACCCTACATCCTCGATCCCTGGGGTGGCTCTAGTCGTGTCTGCTGATGCCCCAGATAGTGTTATAGGGTGCAACAAGAACATATTCAGAACAGTTAGCGCAGCCATCGAAGCCCTGCCACAAACGATTAACTTCCCAATTATAATTGAGGTAGCTAACTTTGGTAATCTTGGAAGCTTAGTATTAAATAATTATAAGTTCGGTCCAAGAGGTTCGCTTGAGATTATAAATAGAAATTTCTCTAAGCAAGAATTCTCATTGTCTAGCGTGGCAACTATCATCACTGACGGTTCGTATGCTCCTCAAGTTAGTGCTAATTATTATTTAGCAGCAGATAACCCTCAGGGTATTATAACTTCATTCTCTTTATATAAGAATACCGCTTACAATACCTTAAAAGAAACTTCGCCAATGCAAGGCTTCTTAGATTCTAGCTGCTTATCAATTTCAGGGGCAGTATTTAGTGGAACAAGGGACGCAAGGCTTTCTGGTGTTGGAACTCTTTCGCCAAAATTGAGTGGATATGTTTCAATGTTAAAGACAGGCACGGGCAATTTTACAAATTACACCAAATCCACTTTAATAGTAGACAGTAATAATAATGAACAACCATATACGTCTGATGAGTATGGTATAGCCTTTAAACCTTATTATTTTAATCCAGACCCCTCCGATGATATTTACAACAAAGATGCCAGTTCAATTGATTATTTAAATGGAAATCAAATTCTTTTAAATGGTAATAGTCCGCTAGTTGGAGTCAATCCTTTCCTGGCAGCTAACGGACTATATTATGCAAATAAATTATCTAAAATTTATATTAATAATTGTGATGGTCCAATATTTATAAGAAACTTCTTTTTGGATGGTGGCGGATCAAACTCAACAACAAACCAACATGGAGTTGAAGTAAATAATTCCCCAAATATTTATTTAGAAAATATGGTAGTTTCTAGATTTAGAAAGTCTGGATTCTATTTCAATAATTCCACAGTAAATATTCTTAGATCCTGCGTAGCTAACAGAATTTATGATTTTGATTCTGCTGGGAATAGATTAACTGGCAACTATGCAAATAGAAGAAATTTTATTTCTTATAATGATTCTAGCGGATATTTAACTCAAGACTTAGGGGCTGGACTGCTTGCCAATAACAGTTATGTAAATTTCTCATCAACCAGAAATTGGGAGAGTGCCAGATATGCAGAATTTATATCTGGCGGAGGATACGCAGCTACTCCAACTGCTTACACTGTTATTGAGTTTAATGAAAACGCTAACGGAGTGATATTAAATAACTCTACATTAACGGGGGGAGATTCTTGTAATGAAGAGGGAGCATTTACTTTAAGAGTTCACACCCAAACTGTATTTGATTTTAATTCTAATGTAAATTGCGGATTAATCTCTAATAATTCTAAAGTTTCTTTGAACGGCAGAATTAGATTGGTTGACAACCTTAAAGGCGCGGAGATTAATAATTCTATACTAGAGATAGAAGAATTTGAGTGCAAGAGAAATCAAACAGCCGGGCTAGAATTAAATAATTCAAAAGGAATTTACAATAAAAATCTTTTAAAATTTCATATAAATAGGACAACAACTACTCCATATTACAGTGTAGCGTATCCTTACATCTTTGATTCAAATGGAATTAATTTATCTCTTAATTCTAGTGAATTGAAGCCGATGATGACATCATCTATGGAGCTTCGCTATTTTACTATGATATTCCAAAATTCAATTGGATATTTAAACTCAAGTAGCATAAGTGAATCAATTAAAGTATCAAACAACTCAAATTTAATATTAGTATCTCCCCAGCTAGAAAGGGATGTAGCTCACTCTTTAAACAGCAAGTCTAAGAAAGGTTCTGAGATTAATTGCACTAATAACTCAAAAGTTACACTTCGTGGGACAGGGCTAAATCCAACTTTAATATTCGGCCCAAATCAAAGAGTTTATCACAAAAATTTGGCAGCATTGTGCGCAAATGAAAACTCTACTATTGAAATCAATGGCCCCACTAAGATTTGTCAATTCGGGATTGACTTGCTTGCAGACAAAAACTCTACAATAAATATAACCCCATCAAGATCACAATTTGATAACATTATAGATACAAGTTCTATAAATTTAAGTGACCCAACAAACCATACAATGGTGGAGTTACACAGCACTAGATCTTGTATTGTAGTAGACAATCAGTCTACATTAAACATGAAAGATCTTGGAAGCTTCCGTCAGTCATGGAGTGCAACAACTTACTTCGATGCGAGCGGCCCAGACTATGGCGGGGCAGCGGATACTATTTTCAACTCTAATTATGTAAGTGGTGGATCGTTACAATTTTATCCAAATCCAAATTCTGCTGATACTGATTCTGCTGTTAGTGCTTCAGGTAAGTATAATTACTTTACAAAATACAACGCTGGGTATGGGGCCATAGTTCCACTAAATACTGCTAACCTTAATTTCAGTGCAGCTACTTATGGTGGAATGTGTGTAAGAGCACTAAACGGAAGTATTGTAAATGTTCACAATGTTAACTTCCCTTGTGGATGGTGGAATGCCTCTGCACCTTATTATGATCAGGAAGTTACATTTGATAGTGGTGGTGCTTGCTTTAGACCATTCATTTGGAATATCGCGGATACCTCACAATTAAAAGCTTCATTCCTGTCTGTAAGCGGAAAGTATCCAAGATTGGCTGGCTATGTCGGCCCTTACGGATATTGGAAGGGTGCAGATGGTGGGGCTTACTACGGTGCGCCCGCTGGCACACAAGATACAAGCTCCATGTCTATATTGGACATCTATGGCGCAAATCCTTCGGGTCATGCATTTACAAATCTTACGGCAACAAACTATGGCCCGTTCAGATTGTATTTTGGAACCAACTCATTCGTAAATTCTTTAACAGAAGTTAACGGTAGCAACCAAGGAATAATACGTCAGATATACGCTCAGGGATATCAGCCCTCTGCAAATCTAATTTGCAGTGGAGATCTTAGTGGCATCCACAAGATGGCTTTACAAAGAAATTCTAATAATATTATTGCTCCATCTGGATTCTATTATGGATCTGGTGTTATGGATACAAATGGACATTTAAGAGTTGTTCTTGATGAGTCTGCTGCTGAAACATTTGCTAACGCCAAACACTGTGCGGCAGGGAGATCGGGTAATGCCAAGTTGGTATCTATCTACTATCCATACACTGCAATTAACAGTGGAGATTCTAGAAATAACAAGGGGGTAGTATCTGTCAACTTGTTTGATATAGAGAGGGATAACTAATGACTAGTTTTGAATTTACAGAAAGCCAATATAGATTTACAAGCCCTATAAGATATTTTAAGGCTAATGATCCAGTTTATTACGAGGTTGATAATATCCCTCTCAAGCAACTTCATGAAAATGATCTGTGGTTAAAAGATCAGATATTTAACCTAAAGCTGTCTACTGAGGGTGGTGTAGAGAGACAAAACATTAATGAATTAAGACCATACGTAGCTGGATCTGATAATGTTGTTAAGGTAAAGCCAGGGAGATTCACTGCTAGAATAAATGATGCTTACAGTATAACTCCACTGCAAGTCATTCAAAAAGTTGCAGGCGATGCGGTAGATGCCTACAACGTATGGACTGCGGAGTCTATATCCTCATCTAATATATCTGCAATAGTCCAAGCATTTAAGCAGGCAGTAGCAATAAATTTAAACGGATTGGTTGAAAGAGCTTTTACTCGTCCAGCGTTCATACCTGATACTGCGGATACTACTTACACATCTCCAATTCAACCCAAGATAAATCTTATAACCGGGACAGAGCGGGATACTGGGCAACCCCCATACCCAGGTGCAGGCGCAATTCTTTGGAATAATTTTAATGATTCCAGAAATTCGCAACTACCTTCGACTTCTTATTTTATAAGACAATACGACCCATTCCAAGCCACGATTGGATTCTCCAGACTTGGTTCAGCAGAGAGTGCGTTTATAAAGAGATGGAGAGGAATTGCTAGAACGGCTGTCGTTGATGTTCCTAGTGAATTAAGCATAGAAGTTCCAAGATTTAACGAAGAAGATTACTTCTACTACAATGAGCAAGGTGTCAAAGTATATCTAACTGCTGCAAGCCAAAGAGTTGACTTGCTATTTATTTATTCAAAGCCAGTAGACACAAGTTCTGTAACCATAGGGAAATATGCCAATGGTAGCCCGTCAGTAATAACCAAGGCAGAGCTTGGAATAGTTTACGGAGCAGGACTTGGAGTTAACTTCCAACAACTTAGCAGCAGAATACAGCAAGTTTTAGATGCTAATGGAGTTGATAAGAATTTCCCAGGCACAGACGATAGCACTCTCCCTGATGGCACAATAAAGATGCTGGCTCACTTCGGGGATGAGCTAGGACAGAATACAGGATTTGGAACCTCAGGGTCAACGATAAGAGGGTCATTCCCAGCCCCAGATGATCTAATGAATATAAGTCCTCTGCTAGATGAAAGCCTTAGCACTTCTAGCATAACTTTAGTTGGGCAATCAGTTCTTCCAATAGCTTATATCATAGTTAAGAAGAATGCCAATCTAAACTCTGAGGGTGTGCCAGTCATATCATCATCTGATGTAATTGATATTAGACCTTTCTTCAGAACGACCGAACTATCCTACAATGAGCGTGCTGGTATAGCCGCTGCTGTTCCTGCCCCATCAATAGCTAATCCTATTGTCACCCAGGCGGAATTAGACTTTGAATTAAAGAAAGTTAGAACCGATGTAATCAGCAGGATACCAACCATCCCTGATATCCCAAGACCATCATATCAAACAGTTTATGTTTCATCAACTGAAGATATAACTTTGGATACACCTATATTAATTTTCCAAGGTAAATCTGAACCTTTGATTGTTGGAACAAAAGAAAATCCAAATGAAATATTTATAGCTCAAGATGTATTACCCCTTGCTGCTGCGGATAGGTTCCCCAATTCAGGATCGGAGCCTCAGGATGTATACCGAAGCTTCCTTAGTGATATAATTATAAGATGTGAGGGCATTCATGCTGACTCTGGTGATGCCGAGCCCCAAACGCTGTTTATCAGCGTTGTAGATGGATTAGCCCCAATCAGTAACAAAGGCAGATTTATTAAAGCTGGTAGAGCGGGGTCGTGGATACGGAACGGAAATGCTGAAGGGTATGCCTACGGCGCAATTCCAGGGTCAATGAATATATTCAGCATGAAAGTTCCATCGACTAGAACCTCTTCATTTACTCCTCCAACTTTCCCCCTAACTGTAAGAACTTATGGAAGCAGAGAAGTCTTATCCGATTTACCATCAGGATATACAAACACAATAGACTTCTACGGACAAGAGGGAGTCACTCTATCAAAAGCATCGGAGACGGCTATAAATTATCTGACCCCAGGCGGAAGAGGTGGAAATCTAGTTCAGTTTAAAGTTTACATAATAGGATATAAGCTTACTAAAGTGTCTAGATTTAAGGGCATTGCGATGGACTGATGTATGCCTAATCTGCCTCGTAGATTTCCTTGTGGTGAGTATTTTCCTGGGGAAGAGCCCAGAACTAATCCTGATCAAAGTATTAGTAACT